TGTGTTGCCGCTCGTTACCGTCGTGACGTAATAGATAACCGGCTGGTCCCCCAGGGGGGCGGAAACCGTAAGGCGGTCCCCGGCTTTTGGCATCTTTGGCAGATCATTTACCCTTACCATGCAATGGGCCGTGACCTGTTTTTCCGCGCCACCAATTTCCACCGTGTACCCCACGGAGGCAGGGGAAACAACGGCGTAACAATCCGCATACACGGTCCCTTTCCGCAATAGGCGTACACGGTCCCCCATTTCCCGGATCATGTCATTCCCGCCGGCGGCCAATAAATCCCGTACACTCATACTCTTGTAGCTCAAAAGGGCCGCCGCCGGACCGTCTGCACGGCTTCGACGGCGGCCCCACTTATGGATCAACAATATACCGCAAAAGTTATTCCACAGGATCTTCTTCACCTTCTCCGGATCCAGAGACTGGGGCGGACGCGGGGGCCAGGTCTGACGCGGGGGCCGGGTCTGACGCGGGGGCCGGGTCTGATGCGGGGGCCGGGTCTGACGTGGTGGCCGTGCTCAACAAGCGGAGGTTCCCCGGCATGGCAACAACGGTTCCCACGGCGGCCTCTACGGAGTGCATAATGCCTTCCATTCCGGGCTTGTACCATTGTTTCAGGTACAACTTGACCCCGCCAATGCTTCCAAGTTCAGACACGAAAATAGCGCCGTTTTCGGTGGGGATCAGGGGCTGGCGGCTGATAATGCCGATGGCGTTTTCATATCCCATGTAACCAATGGTCTTCTTGTCGTCAGACAGGGCTTCCAACCCGGTGGCCTTGTAAATGCCGCCAATGCCATACACCCCTGTTTCCAGCTTGAGGCTGTCCGCGTTGTAAGGCGTCAGCTTGGCGTGGTAGGTGGGGTTCACGGTCAGGGCAGAAACTTCCGGGATGATCATGCCGGAAAGTTCCGTTGCCACGTATTCCGGCGTGAAGCTGGCCAGCGTCAGACCGGAAATCACTTGCGGGTTGGCGGCCTTGATCTGCACATGCAGATCCTTCACGACGGATTTGACAACGGCTTCCATGGCTTTCTTCAGCTTGCCTTCCAGCCGGCTTCCGGCGGCCATGTCATAGGACGTGACCAGGAACGGGCGGCTGTAACGGTGGCACACAATGCTCACAGGTTCCGTTTCCACGGCGGAAACGTCCCAGTCTTTCGCATCCTTGATTGCTTCCCCTACTTCTTTTGCAATTTCAATGGTCAGTGTCACAGCCCGGCCTGGACCAAAAGCCACAATTTCATCCGTGAAATCCGTGGTGTAACGGTCCAGGGGTGCAAACACTTCCTTGACTTCGGCAAGGCTCTTGCTTGCTACAGTACGCCAGCCCAGGCCGGCAATGCTGTTCGTGTTTTCCGTCATGTGCATGCTGGGCTTCTGGTCGGTCATACTCGTGACCGGGAACAGATCCTTCATTTCAAACGGCTTGTTTCCTTTGTTGGCAATAGTCATATTTTTTGTTTTCTAATAGTTGAATGTTAGTGTGTTGTTATTCTCCAGCGGGAGTGCTTCCGAACGCATACACGGTCCCGCTCACGTCCAGTTTCACGGGGCCCGTGTTGGTCATGCTGCGCTTGACGGTCTCGATGAAAACCGTGGTTGCTTTCGGCGTATTGTTCCAGATGGGCGGAATGGTATTGTTCAGCAGGAGGGAGCTTCCCATGGTCAGCGAAAAATCCCCGTCCAGGGGCAGGGCGCCGCCCATGCTGAAGCTCAATTTTTCGTCAATGATGTAAACACCAATGACTTTTCCCATGTTGTCCTTCTGTTCGTATTTCTCCATGGATCCGTCAAAATTCATGCTTTCGACAAGGATTCCGGATTCACTTTTTTTGATCCCAAATTCCGGCGTAGTACCGTAAAGAGTTGGCATGTGATTATTCCTTTCTTGGCTGGTTCCCCGGTCTGACGGACCGGGACGTAGGGATCTCAAATAGCGGTTAGAGGTATTTTTTCACGGCTTCCGGATGGGCGGCCATGACGTCAAGGCGGTCATCCGCGGACAGGGCCAGGAATTCTTCCCTGCTGGATGGCAGGGCCACCGTTTGTTCCGGGCCGGGCGTTTCGGTTTCCGCCGCCGCCGGAAGATCCGATGCGGTAATTCCTAGGGCGGCCAGACGGGCCGTGACCTGTTTGTCCACCAGTTGCGCCGTAACGGCGGCCTGTCCCTCCTGGGAGGCTTTCAGCTTCGCCACTTGTGCCGTCAGGCCCTTATTCATGGCGGCAAGGCGGCTGTTCTGCGCTTGCAGGGCTTTCACAGGATCCTTTTTCTTGCTGGCTCCCGTAAGGCCAAAAATCCGCATGCAGATGGCGCCCGCGGCGCTTTTCAGGTTAAGGCGGCTTCCGGTCATGCCCGCTGTAGGCGTTTCGTCCTCGTCGTCTTCGTCGTCCCCTTCTTCCGCGGTAGGGTCTTCGTCCTCGTCGTCGTCTTCATCGCCGGATCCGTCTTTCGCGGTGGCTGCCGTTTCGTCTTCGTCACCGTTCCCGGTGCTTTCTTCCTCGTCGTCTTCACCGTCTCCGGTGCCTTCCTCGTCATGGATGACTTCATCAACAAAACCGTAGGCAATGGCTTCCGCGGCGCCATAATAGACGCTTGCCTTATGGTCATTGCTGACTTGCTCCCAGGACTTGCCGCAGCGTTCGCCATAGATGGCAAACATGCGTTCCCGCTCTTTGATCAGCATTTCCGCATAGTTCATGATTTCGTCCGGGTTTCCCCAAACGCCCGCATAAGGCTGATGCACCATGAATTTGGCGCTTTCGCTCATGGCTACCGTATCGGCGGCCATGCACAGGAGGCTTGCCGCACTGGCGGCCAGTCCGTGCACTTCCGCCCGGACAGGCAGTTTGCATGAACGGATGGCGTCATACATGCTCAACGCAGAAAACACGTCCCCGCCTGGGGAGTTCACGCGCAAGGTGATGCTGGCCGCGCCCTGGTTGGCTGCGGTTTTCAGCTTGTCGGCAAATTCGAGGCATTGAGCGTCATCCCACCCAATAACCCCCGTAACGTCCACTACCGCCACGGCGCCGGAGTTTCCGGCTTGCATGGTCAGCGTGGGCAACTGATATGTTTTTTTTCTACTCATGGTTTGATACAGGTTTCCCTATATATTTTCCCCGCCGTCTCTTTTGCTCTTCTCCCCGGTGCCGGCATTTTCCGGTTCATCATCTTCCGGCGGCGGCCCCGGATGGACATCATGGGCGGCGTGTGTGGAGCCGATGGCGCCGGGCAACAACTCCGTGATGGGGATCCCGTGCACGTCTGAAATTTCATGTGCCCGCCTCAACAGATCCGCGCGGCGTTCCAGGATGCTTTCCGCCGTCATGCCTTCCGTGGCGAGCGTCCAGCGGTCCGCGTCCGCCAGTCCTTCCCTGATCAGGTTGATGGCAAGGCCGCCTTCCCGGCCAAGATCGATTGTCAAATCCCGCTGCCCCACCCAGGCCACGTTTTCCCAGGCGGGATCTTTGCAGCGGGGGAGGCGCCCCGCCTCCATTTCCAGGGCCAGGACATGCCGGTAAATCCGGTTCATGTACACTTCCCGCGTGTCCTTCCGTTCATCAATCCACCGCTTCAATTTTGCCAGGATCAGCCGGGCCGCGGCGCTTCCCAAGGTGTTAATGTCGTAGAGGACTTCCGCGTCCAGCCCCACGCCGTAGGCAATTTCCGCGAGTAAATCCCGGATGAAGGCTGCCACGTTCGGGGAGGGCCGCTGGTCATAGATGGCCTTCAGGTCACGCCCTGGGGCAAGGCTTACCACACGGGCCCCGCCGCCGGTCACGATTTCAAAGGATTGCGCGGGATTCTCCGGCTTTTCGTCACAACCCCCTTTCTTTTTGGCTCCAATGGCTACCGCCATTCCGGGGGCCTTGTCGGCGTCCGGTTTCGTTTCCACAAACCCCACGGCGGCGGAAAGCTTCACGCTGGCTTTAGTAAATCCGTGTATTTCCGCAATGTCTACCCCGTGCCGGATGGCATGGATCAGGTCAGATTCCCCGCGGGGCACCGCCGGATCCGGATCCCGCTGGTATAGGATGGCGCTTGCAGCGGGGATGATCACGCAGCGCCCCGGCGCCGTTTCCAGCCCGTAAGCTACCGGGCGCCCCTGGGCGTTCGTCTTTACACCCTGGTTCCAGCCGTCTTCTTTCCCCAGGCCGGGAGGGTTGATCACCTTCGGCGCACTGTACCAGGCCACCATGCCACCACCGTCCAGGCCGCGGGCCAGCACGCACAAACAGTCCCCGTCAATGCTGGTTTTCCGTTCAGCCCAGGCTTGCATTGTCTTCCAGGCTAATTTTCCCGTAACGTCAAAAGCGGCGGGGCTGGCCACCCGCGCCAAAAAGGCCGCGCGGGCTTTCCGGTTCCAGTCCCGGTCTTGCGTGGTGGGGATAGGCATAAGGCATCCTTGCAACAGCCAAATGTCACGGACGGCTTTCCGGATGACGCCGGAATTCTTGTACAGGTAACGGGCGGCCCGCATGACGGCGGCGCGGTCGTAGTCATCCATTTCTGACGCATCATCCAGGGTAGGCCAGTAGAGCATGCCATTGGCCCAGGGCAGGGCCCCTTGTACGCCGCCGAACATTTGAGGATTCAGGGCGCGGGGCTGGTTCAGGGCTTCCGGCATGGAGCCCAAATCTTCCCGGCTCATACGTAACTTGTATTTTCTCTTGCGTCGTTTCATGTCAATAATCCGTGTTCCTAAATCCTACAATGGTAACGCTTTGGCCCGGATTCGGAGATTGCCCCGTTTTTGCCTTGATCGCCATATTCAGGGCGGCCAGGAGGCTTTCCGCTTCGATGCGCTGCTGCCGGCTGTAGCTGCTGCCACCCCCACCGCTGGCAGACGTGATCATGTCCAGTTCCAGGAGCTTGTCCGCCACTTCCTTTCTTTTGGCCTTGAGCTCCTGGAGGGTGTAAGTCTCCACCAGGGCAGCCAAACTCTCTTGAGAAAATCCGCTCATACCTTATTCCCCATCGTCTCTTTCTCTCTCTTCTTCCGCCGCGTCATTTTCCACTGGGAATGAAGATTTTAAGACCCACCAGGAGAACATGCAGAGCTTCACGCAGTCCCCGAAATGGTCCCCGGCTATCTTCTTCCACTGGCTTTGACTTCCGGGTTTTTCTTCCAGGATTTGCCCGCTCAATCCCCTGATCAGATCCGGATCCGCGTTTTCCGGCAGGTGCAGCCCAGGGCCGCGCCCGTGTGCAATGCGTTCCGCGTATAGTTCGATTTTTGCCGCGCGGTCCTGGTACGTGTATAGTTCCAGGCCCGGATGCGTTTTCAGTTCTGTGCGGTTCCAGACGCCAAAACCGGCGGGGGATCCTTTCGTGGGGTAAAGCTGGCCGGGCAACAGCCCACATTCCGTATAGGTCGCTTCCGTGTTCCAGCCAGAGTCAATCAATCCCAGTGCCGGCGAAAGGATTTGATCCCCAAATTGATAGTGCAATCCAGGGAAATGTGCCGCAACGCCTTTCCGGCCTCCCTCCGTCCGGAAGCCCAGGAGCGTTCCCCAGTCGATAACCCACAATTCCCCGCCGGCGGTCACGACGCAGACAACCCAGTGCGTTTGCAATTCCCCCGGATCATAGCCGGCCACCAGGTACAGCGGTTCCACGGGGGGCATTTCTCCCTGGCGGTACACGGATGTTTTCAGGGCTTCCACCGCCTGATCCTTCACCTTGACTTGGTACTTGGCATAAGGCAGAGCTTCCCAGGAGTTCCGGAAGTTCTGTAACTCCATTTGAGCCAGGAGGGCACGGGCGCTTTCAACGTACTTCCGGGCAAACTGCCCGAAGGAGACAAACGGGGAGTACAGCGAGTTCAGATGATACCCGCGCCGGGACGAGTGCGCGGCCTCATTGGTGGCCCTCCATTCCCCCGCCTGCATCATGTCTATTTTTTGTGTGTCATAAATAGCACATGAGCAAGCGGGGCAGATATAGTGGGCGCTGGCCTCAATTTCTTCCAGGCTTTCCCCTTCCCATACCAGCGTTGCCCGGCTGAACTCAAACCGGATCCACTCCCCGCAATGAGGGCAGGGCATGAAATATTCTCGGCAATCCGTCAGGCTGTAGCCCTGCCAGTAGGGTTCATCTTCAATGTTCGGCGTGCTGCTATGGATGATCAAGCGCCGGGGGAAGGCTTTTGTTCGTTCCTCAATGAGTGCCGACGGATGCGCTTCCTTTTTGTTGACGTGTTCAAATTTCGCTTCTTCATCCTGGATCACGTAAGCAATGGGCCGGGATGACAGACGGGCCGGGCTTGTAACGCCCGTCATGTAAATCGGCATATTATCCAGCGTCATTTCCAGGGGGGCAAAGGATGCGGGATCCCGGCGGATATGCCGGGCAAGGCAGGGGTTCGCCTTCAAGAACGGCTGAAGGCGATTGCGGGAAAAGGGCGCTGCCAGATTATCGGATGGGAGAGCCCATAACAGGGGCATGGGATCATGCTCCAACAGGTACGCCAGGGCCAGGAGGTCCAGCGTTGTTTTCCCGGTTTGAGCCGCCCAAACCAGATACAGGTGTTCAATCCGGCTATCCCGGAGACATTCTAAGGGTTCCCGCATGTAGGGCTGGCGTTCCAACGATACAGGCCCCGGCGCGTTCGGTGAGGTTTCCCGCGGCAAGCGCAGTTCCCGTTCCACCCACTCCACCACACTTCCCCGCGGCTGAAATAGGAGGTCTTCTAACATGGCAACAGGCTTGTAATGTATTCATCCATCTTCCGGATCCCTGCGTTCCATTCCGGCATTGCGGCTTCAAAGGCTTGGTAAAACTCATGCCGGTTTTCCGGCGTGAGGCGGCCCGCAATCGTCACTTCCAACTTCTCAATGACGGATCCAAGCGGTTTCAGGTGCGTGCGGATTGCCATGACCCGTTCAACGGGGATCCACAATCCCGCAGCACGCAACAACGCTTCCCGGTGCTTGGTGGCGTCTTCCCACTGTTTCCGGGCCTCACGGGTGGCGCGGGCCAGGGCCGGAATAATATCCTGCTTGCCGGGATCCTTCAGGGCCCCGTTCAGCAATCCGTTCATGCCCTGCCAAGCGGCCCAGGCTTCCGTACAGATCAGTTCTGCTTTTTCCAGGTCCGTTCTTTCCTGGGCGTCTTCTTCCCGTTTGGCCGGGCTGGCCACCTGCTGCCCTTCGCAAAATTCTTGCCAGATGGGCGTGTTCTTTTCACGTTGCTTCCGGGCCCAGCGCTCCGTCTTGCCGTGGGCTTTCGCCAGTGCCCGCACTTTCAGGCTGTCTTCCGTTGGTCGTCTTGGCATGCTTCTTCTCCTTTTCCATATTCCCCCCTTTCTCTTTCATGCCGTTCCGTTTTTCGCTGGACTTTTTCAATTTAACGCTTTAATAATAACTGCGTTGTGTTCCGTAAAAACTCCGTTCCACTTTCAAA